GCACGCCCTCCCGCAACTCCCACCCAATCCAGATGCCATCCGGAAAACCAAGAGCTCCGAGCTCGTTGTAGGGAAGAGTAAAGGCTGATGGCTGATATGCCATGTTTGCGAACATATGGGATAGGTTCTTGACGTTCTTGAAGACTGTAAGTTTTCGTTTCTTTTGAGCCGTTTTATGCACAACAAGCCTCCCGGAAAGCAGCAAGATAATACTTCGCGGCCCTTAGCCTCATCGCAGCAGCATGCTTCTTTAAGAAGTGCTTGCCAAAGTTGGTTTCCGCGAGAACGTGGTTCAAAAGAGTTCTGTCGAAAATCATTGTACCCCCGACATGGCGCATCGTCGAGCGTTGGTATGTGTCCAATTCGCTTATATCCATAACTTGTGCGGGGAGTTTCGTAGCGGCATACCGTAGCATTGGCTCGTACTCCACTGGACGTTCCCCGCCCGACCACTCGATATAACTTTTGTGCGATGTGCTACTTTACACCACGGATGCTCCGAAGAGCAGCGCCGAATCCACCCTGCCGGGCTTCACCTTCGCACAAAACTTGGTGAGGGGATGGACCCGATGTGCTCCACATGGACCGGACACAATCCGGTTCCCCTCATAACTGTTTTAACTCGCCCCAGGCTCTGACGCGCAGTAGGCTAAAGTCAAAGGACAGTGATACCTGCAATCCAGCCCGTCTCACTGTCTAGAACTGTGGGGGATTTCCACCCCCTCCGGGCTTTCCCCGACTACGATTGGTGGATCAGCAGGGATTCGAACCCTGACCTGAATGCTTGCAAAGCATACGCTCTCCCGTTAAGCTACCAACCCAAAACTGTTTAAACGTCACCCAGCTCAGAATAATTGACAATAACCCATTTCTGACCTACAGGATTCCTGTCGCAAATCGCCTCCTCGTCAAGCTCAACGATACAGGGGGCCTCCATAGGACCAATTGACCTGATAGTCGCTTTTGGCCTACCTGGGAATGTCAGAACACGAACTCGATTAATTTCTGTAGGTTTTTCCATCTGAAACAAGCGTACCACATGGCATATGGAAAGTCAAGTGCAAAAGCAAAACCCCCGAGATTCCTCCCGGGGGTTTGTATTGGGCTTCCGGCGCGGTTGCAGCCGGGAGACTGCTTAACCGATGTTGGACTGCGGATCGAGCGTCTTGTAGCGGTAAGTTCCACCGATACCAGTCGGACCCTCGAGAATGACCGTAGTGAAGATGAAGTTGTAGCTCACGGCCGCTCCGATGATGCCTTCGGGATCAGCAATCTGCGCTTTACCCGGGATGACATTGATATTGAAGCGTTGCCGACGAGGATCAGTCACGTTCGACGGGCCACGACCACTCAGATCAACGCAGGCGCATGCACCCTTGCCGAAGACATAAGCGCGATAGCGGTTAGGCACGGTCTGAGTCTTGACGTTGGTACTCTCGACGACTTTGCAGCCAGCGACATGAGTAACCAAGCCACGATCTTCGTAGCGCACCAGTGGCGTAGACTTGACATCAGTGTTATACTTGAAGATGTCAGCAAGGCCCACAGCATTCGGGTCATTGACGAGATCGTAAGTTGCGTAGGGATGAGCAATAACATAAAACTCGCTGTCATCCTTCGGCTGAACGTCAGAAGCTTGAAGCTGATGACGAGCATTACGAAGATCGGCAACCCGCAGATAGGTGCTCAGAAGCGCCTGATTGGTGCTGCCGCTCTCGGCATCGATGATGGTCCGCGTGATTGTATCCACACTAAGGCCAGCTTGATAACCAAGCAGCTCTGCTGCGTTTTGAACGATGGGGTCAATCGCGGTGTCTTTGATCAGATCAGAGACCGTGATGAAAGTGGCGTACTGGGAAACGGTCGCACTCAGAATTTTACTGGTCAGACTTTGGCTGCTACCGACAGCGCCTTCAGACTTTTCAGTAGTTGCAGCCGAGAAATTCGTGTACCTGAAGAATTGAACCGTCCGACCCTGCTGGCGAGGAATCATGTCCTTGTCGCAGGCTTCTCGGAAAAGAAACTTCTTTTGAAGCCGGTCGAGGCCCTTCTTCCTGTAGTACACAGCCGCAAGGTGAGCAATTCCCGCATTGGAAGTTAGATTACCTGCTGGTGTATATGCCATGTGTTAAGTACTCCTTCACCTATATAATAACATATTGGCACACAAAAAAAGACCCCCGGGCTCATAAGGGGGTCCTCTTCACTACTCTACGGGGAGCTCGTTAATCCCCGTCCCTTCTCGGGCTTAGACATCCTGGCCAGCGCGGCGCAGGATAGTTTCAAGCTGGTCAATTGAAAGTTCTTCCGCAGGATCTTCGCCTTGGAATCCCAGACCACCCGGCTGTCCCGCACGCGGAGGTGGCGCTGACGGAGCATTCAGCCAAGGTGTTTGTGGATTATAGGGCGGGGCCGCTTGCGGTGCACCCAGAGATTGGTCTGGAACTTGAGTTTGTTGCTGCTGCACGTAGGTCTGGTACTGGTTAGCTGTCGGAAGTTGGCCGCGCTGCTGGGCAACAGCTAATGAAGCCTCGAGATTGCTGAAGTTGAAAGTCCAGCCTTTTTCTTGGATAATGTCCTGAAGAACCTTAGCTCCCTGGGGAGAAGCCTGGAATTCCGGATGTTGTCCCCGAAACTGGTTTACGTCCAGCACGCGCTGATTTGTTTGAGACTGGTTTGCGGCCTGCTTGACAAGCTCAACGGGATTTTCCACGCCATACCTGAAAGTGTCCACGTAATTTGCAGCAGCAACCGGATCTTCATCCATTCTTCGGATATACTCGGCATTATCGAACTTGGGAGAGTCGTCAACAGGTTCGGCCGCTGCTGGCGAGTCGTTTTGGGCGGCAAGCTTATCCTCAAGATCCTTAATCTGACCTTGATAGGTGTCAACGGTGTAGTTTACAGCCTCTTCCAGCTCTTTGGCCGTGTTGTAGTTGTAGTCTTGCCCTTTCACACTGAAAGCAATGTTAGGAGCCGGTTGCGGGCCATCCTGGCCCTGTGCAGCAGCGGCGTTACCGGCAACCGCTTTGGCCACCTCGTCCTTTACAAACTGATCAAATTCCCCTGTGTCTTCAGCCATAATCTTTTCTCCATTTCCAGTATAGCATACCTGTTACCAACTACTTCTTGAGGGCAAATTGTTTAAGAGTGGGGGAAGTCGGAGCGTAGTGCCTATTGACAGAAGTGGCTTCCTCAATAGTCAGTTCCTGCCCCATGAAATACTGATCCTCAGTTTGCCCGGCATCTCGAAGAGCCTGAAGCTGGTCAAGAGCCCAAGCGGGCATGTTCTGAAGTGTTCCGTAGAGAGCCCGTAAAGCCCGCCACTCGTTTAGTTTCCGAAGTTCATTCTCATCTGTGTCTACCGACGCTAGGGTATTGGCAAGATCATCTATATCTGCCAGTACCACATCACAGAATAATGCAAAACCGGGATGCTGACACAGCTCCGACAGAGCACGGAAATCCTCAACCACCAACTGCTGTTTCTCTCCAAACATAACTACCTCTTCTTAGACGGGGTCTTTGGCCTTTTGACTCTCTGCCGCGCCTTCTTTGGTTTTTTGGTTTCTGTATCTGCCTTTTTCATCTGCTGCGCTTTGATCTCGCCCTGCTCTTTTTGCTGCTGAAGGCCAATTACCGCCTTCTCTCGCTCGATATCAAGATCCTGGCGGCCACGTGCGCCTGCCATCTCCATAGCCTGGGAGCCAATAGCGCGATCCATCCCTGCCTTCTCCTGCATTTGCTGGAGAGACATACCATGAGACTGACCCTTAAGCAGCATCTCCATCTTCTTCATCTCGATATTCATCCGACTCGTCTCCCGAGCAGCTTCGATTTTGATTTGCTCAAGTTGCTTTTGGAAGTCCTGCTTCTGCATATCGAATGCCATTTCTTGCTGACGCTGTTCTGCTTCACCTTCGGAGGGCTCTTTTTTGATCATCTCCTTCTGCAACTCAATTTGGCCCTTCTTCTCTTCGGTCTCTTGCTTCATCTGACCCATCTGGAGTCGAATCTGACCATCCGCCTCGGCCTTCTGGGACTCCATCTGTTGTTGAGGATCGGGCTGTTGCGCAGCCTGCTGCTCTTGTTGGTTCATTGGACGAACGAGAGTAAAGCGACTCTTAACACCGGTAGCTTCCAAGATCATACGCGTGACTTCTTCAAAGTCAAGAGTACGTCCAGTCTGCTGGAGAGACTGCATGAGAGGACCGCTCAGCATGAATTGCATAATTGGTCCGATGATCCCCATCAGGGATTCTTTCGTCATCATACGAGACGAAGCGTGTACCTTGATACGGACATCGCCCTGAAAAACAAGGGGATTCACATACTTATCACCATTCTCCTGCGGGCGTGTCGGTAGCATGTCTGAAGCGCCGTTATGGACTTTAACCATTTTGATGATCTTGTAGAGAGCAGGCACCACGAGGAAATCCTCGATATGCTTTACGATCATCTGCATCCTACTCGTGGACCCAGACATCTGCGAATTAACACCGGCCGCTGTCCTATTGACATTACCCGGGGTTGGCTTACCCTGCATCATGCTAGTGATGCCAGTCCGCTTTTCAGCAAGAGCCTCGATGTATTGAACCTCGGGCATGACGTTAGCCGTTGCACCGCTGGGCTGTTGGAAAAGAACATCTTTCGCGTCATTGGCCGTGATTGTGGCACCGGGCCGCCAGCGTTGCTGAGACGGGGTTGTGATCGTACCACGCTTCTGCACACGAGGCGGATGAAGGGCGAGGGAGAGCTCGTCAAGCCGCGCATTCATCAGAGACTCGATATACCGCTGATTGCCTTCCTGCACATCGGCAATCGAAAGACCGTAGAAGCGGTTCGGCACGATGTAGCAAGGGGCCATCACGATTGGAATCGACTTGTAGGGGTTGTCGCCTATGAAAGCAACTAGTTCCCGGTTGAGAACCCAGATAATGCGGTCCTTAGTGTAGTACAGGAGAACTTCGATTCGCTGATCAGAGGGGTTCAGTGGTGAGTCATCCTCGGCGTTAGCGCGATTGATATTCCGAAGAGAATCCCGGTTCCGCTGATTATTGTCACCCGTCGTTATAGGGCGGTTCTTGGCCATATGCCAGAGTATCTTGTCCTCCGGGATATTCATACGTTCGTCTTTGCGAAGATCAACAAGTTCCTGCACTGTCATCAGGCGACGCAGCACAACAGACCGACCATCGTCAAGATTCGGGGAGGGAGAACTTTCGTCCACGTACAGATCACGAATATCGATATGAACAATAGTGGGGGCTTTTTTAACGTCATCCCATTCAAGCAGAACTCCACCGTTTCCGTAGAGCAGAACATCCTTGATAGCGTGATAAAACTCAGTTCGCGCTGTCTTTCCGGTTCCGTCCCGCAGATCATCCACCACGTAGCAGAGGTAATCTTCGATAGCCTGAGCCCGCTTCGCATCACCACCCGGCTCACTTTCGATCTCAAACCACTTATCAGACTGCTCAAAAACGGAATTATAGACAACAGGCAGGGCCGTTTCGACCTGATCGAATGTGAGCTGCATTCCCAGCGAAGAGCGGGGGATAGAGGTATTTTCCCAAACCTTGGGCGGAAGCCAGCCGAGATATAGGGATTCCTGTACTAGCCAGCGGGTCTCATGATTCCTTTGACGATTAGTCTCGTATTGCCAAAAAGTACTGTTGACAAGCTTCAAGGCATAGGCCGTGTTCATCGTCTCATACGAATGGACGAAAGGAATGCTTTCAATATCGACATCTCTGATAACTTCGGGGCTACGCTCTTGGGGCATGAAATTCCTCTCTTCTATTTTAACATGTTACAAACCACCAGTTCGCCCATAGAAAGCTTCATGGTGTGCCGACAAGGGGGCCACAACCCAATCTCCTAAGGGGTCAAATGGATCTTCGATCCCTAAAGCGCGTTGGCTCTCATAGTCAATCTCCCTCTTTGCCGCCTCCTTATCCACAAACCGACCGTACCAAGTCTTTTCTTGAAAAAAATCAGCCAAGGTATCAAGAATATCGTCTGATTTTGAAAGCGGAAACTCGCGCAGCTCCTTCTTTAGGTGGGCCTGGGTTCTGGAATCGATCTTATCAGATAAAACGATAGAACCATCCTTGTACCAGGGCTGCAGTGTCTTCTGTATTCGCTCTTCCTTCGCCTGATCATTCTCTCTGGGAATTAGGGTAATTGGAATAACATACCTCGAAAGAGCCATATACCGCTCAAGCGTCGGCATCATACCCCGCACAAAGGAGGTCTTCTCGATCTTAACCTCAACGGCCCGCCACAGCTTTGTCGCAGCAATAATGCGCTTGCAGAGCTCGTCTGTCAACCACTTTCCGTGAATGATATCAAGGATATAGAGACGGCCGAACTTATCCCACCCGCCTACGGTGATACAACTATAGTTGGACTTGGCCCCCGTAGTCTCGGCAGTGTCCACGACAATTTCTTTCTGAACGATCCGGACCTTCCGAAGCTGGTCAGCCGGGATAAAACGCGGTCTACTCTGATCGACAGCGAAGATCACCATTCCATCAACACCCCCAACAGGGTGGTTAAGTTGTTGACATGAAAAGATATAGGGATCACGATCCTGCATTTGATGGAGCTTTGCCCTATTAAACCGAGCCCCGCCTCTGTTATCAATCTCCCAAATAGGCACCTGCTCCCCACTCTCATCTAATTCGTCGGGTTCATCTAGGCGATCAGGTGTAAATTTCGGATTCTCTTCCTCAGTCGCAAACTTCTTTTTCCAGCAGCTCCGCACATGGATATCATATTCCGGCTCTTCCCCTTTGGCATACTGCTTTTCCCACTGTTCGATGAGATCACCATACAAGTCATTGTGGGTATAGCGAGTTCCCTCAACATCAATCCAGTAACCCGGAGCAACAAGAAGGTTCTCAGCCATATAATATGACTTCGTAACAGACGTAATCATGCTGTCGGTTCGAACATTAGAGGGCTCAACGATATCACTGAACTTCATCACATCGAAATGGCGGCCCGCTGTCCCCTTATCAATCGAACCAATTGTGACGGTCGCCTCACGTCGGGTAATCCGGGAATGACGAGCGGCGGTGGTGAATTTGTCCTGAGTTCCCCATTTGTCGATCTGACGTTGCGGACAATGTTCTGGGAAGAGTTGACGAAAAAGCGGATTGTACTGGAAGTGGCGCTTGATCTCTTCTACGATTTCAATTGCCTTGTCAGTATTCGACTGGATAATCTGAACCGCAATGTCAGGGTAGTTGATAATCCATTGGATCGTATGGGCCTGGGCGTTGATCGTCGTCTTGAGATGACCACGCGGATCAAGAATCAGGCGACGGCGCTTGGCCCCCGGAATCTCAACCATCTTCGGGACAATCGGGGTGTAGTCCCACTTACCCGTCTTCTTATTGTAAACATCGTGCTGCCGCGCCTGTTCCATCGACGAAGGTCGGGGAAACTTCTGTAAAATGTCTAGAACGGGCCCATGAACCTTCTTTTCGACATTGGGGTAGTTCAAAACATGCTGACAGAGCCACTCGAGATCAGTTCGCGCCTTCCAACGCGCAACTCTCCATTTTTGTTCTTGCTCGAGAGTCAGATCTCTTCGATCTGTCCAGCCTTGTTCTGGTGACATAGATACACTCCTCAGTGTTTAAACGGCGGTCTCTGTAGGACTCGGGTCCAGCGCAGCAGTCAGACGATCAACTCCGATGAATGCAATCGGCATTTGGGCTGAGATCGTCGCTATTGGGGCTCCCGCTGCGATGGTGGAGGTGACAACACAGGCAATGGGAAAGTATTCGAGACTGAAGGCAAAATCAAACGAAACCGAAGGGCCGGTGACAATACCAACAGCTCCGATTCCACTAACACCCCAGCGTTCAGTACCAAACCTGGATTTGCCAAAACGCGCCATTATTTATTCTCCCCACCAAGTTGACAGGGCTTCGCCCGGAGAACCTAGCCATAGCAAGAAATTGAAAATAAGGATTTGACGCCGTGTTGTTGACGCCGCAGCAGCCGTCAAGATCCGTCTTCGGGTGTAAGCTGAGTGCAAAAACTGATATGGCGCTCGTCGTAGGTTGTTCAGTTCGGCATTAGTCACATATCGATCATAGTAGTAAATCACTCGGGAACTCATGTCTGTGTAGTAGGAACCTCCCGCTACGTATTGGCCCACCCTCAAATCATTATTCCGGCCCAACACGGTCGCGTCGGTAACTCCCCCGATATTTGACAATGTGGGAACATCGTTGACTATCGGCAACCACATCATACTCCATGTATCACCCTGCCTGCGGGAAACCCAAAGGGCCCACCGGTCGTAATTTGTGATATCGAGTAGAGCCCCGGAACCGCCCACACCAGAAAGTCGATACTGAGTGTCAGCACCAGCATTGTCTTTATTTATAGCCCAACCATCACTATACGAATCATGTTCCGCTACTCTGGAGTATTGCAACCCCAGGACATTTATCCGCATAAGATGAACGAAGGTAAAGTCATTCAAGGCCGGTGGAAAACTCAACAGGTCGGAGAAGGAGGCGGAACCATCAAATGACCATGCCCCCGATTCCCAAGTCGGCCCGGCAGTGGATACCGCACGCTCCCCGGTGACAATGTCACGGGGCTCACCACCGCTCTCAGCTAGAGGCCAACAGTGCCTAAGTCCACGAGTGAGGGGGTGACTCCAATTGATAATTGCTCCCCGTGGAGGCTTTTGATAGCCAACTCGCCTGGGCTGCGCACCACAAAGAGCGGCAAGAAGGAACAAAGATATGAAAACTCTAGCTAGCATCAACACCATCGCACCTGTATTTCATATCGGCACTCGTATGATCATCCGTTGTACCGGTCGATTGGACCCCCACACGAAATTTGTATAGGCCTGTGACAATAAAGGAAAGCGCCTCCGGGTCAGACCCACGAGACATCTCAAAACCGATAACCGGATTGTCGTCCCAATTCTCTGACGAGGCATCTAGCGTAGAAAAAATACCCACTTCCATATCGTCAGTTGACCCAGCGTAGTTCACATCGAGTTGTATGTGGCAGAGTTCGGCCGGAGTCGTCGTGATAACGTCATCAAAATACTGATACACGTCGGAAATGGTCGTGAGCTGCGTACTGGAATCGACAGCATCCCAGGCAGCAAACAAGACGGTTGCCGTCAACAGTAGAACAACAATAGCTAAAATTCGTTTTTTCATTTAGGTATCTCCTAGCGATCAATTCTGAAGCCATAGAACTGGTGATATTTCACACCGTAGAGAATCAAGAATGCCGCCTTCTTTGTATCGTATTGCACCTTAGCCTGATTCGAGAGGTCGGCCCCCGTCATCCCAGCAGTCTGACGCAGGATGTCAAGCTCGAACGCAAGCGTACCCGCATCTAGGCCGGACTTCTCGGCCGGAGTGGTAAGGTCGTCGGCCCATTCCGGTAGGTTACTAGCTGGTGTGGGGACAACCGTTTGCGTGGCCCCATCCGCGTCTGTGTATGTGCGAAGAACAATCCCCGATTTGTAAAGGAACAGAAGTGCGATATCTCCGCTCCTAGTACTTGGTCCTGCTGTGATTTCATCTGCCATTGGATCTCCTAGTCTATCGTGTACTTCACAATGATCGTAGTTCTTTTTGCCACCCCACCCGCCGTGACCATCACGAAATCAATCTTGTTGGTATTCGCTATGTTGTCCTGGCCTGTGTCAATAGTTCCAGTCGCCCCGCCAGTGGTACAGGTGAGGTTCGACGAAAGGACGTCGGCGGGTGTTCCATCGTCCAGTTGTAGATTGATGATGGGCGTCCCAGCATCGCTCTCGCACCAGACATCTGTGATGGTGATGCCGAACCCGAGCCGATTGGCGAAGATTGTTAATTGATCATCAGCATCCGCGATCACGCTACCATTGTCAAATCCCATCATAAAGCCGAACTGCCCGACTGCCGTGTGCTCAGCGGCTAGAAAATTAGTGAGAGCATCATGGTCTATCGCGGCTTCGTGCGCCGTAACAGCGGCCTCATCAACAGCTTGAACCGAGGCTACTCCGGAAACCCACGCAACG